CCCTTAGTGGGTCCAGACTTAACTGCCTGTTCCCAAAAGGACAGACCACCTGCATCAGGCTCACGACCAAGGTATTGACGATAGAGATCGGCTACGGTTGCCATTAGTATGTACCTCCAGCAATAGTACCACTAAAGGTACCAGAAACAGTAAGATTATTCACAGTGGTTGTGCCTGTAAAGGTAGGACCAGCAAGGTCAGCCTTAGTAGTCACCGCTGATGCAATGTTATTAAACTCAGTATCAAACTCTGAGCCACGAATAACCTTATTAGGATCACCACTAGCAAGGCTATCTTTAGCCGTGAAATTGGTCGTTTTGACGTAATTAGACATGGTTAGATCGTCCTTCCAGGTATAGCGTAAATGTCAATCTTCTGAATTGATAACGGGGTTCCATTGATAGCGGCATCAATACCAATCTGAATGACGTTCCCGCTTCCTGATAACTGCTTCTTAATCTGATCAATCACTACTGAGGCTGAGTAGGTTCCAATAGAGTACTCAGCAATTCCAAACTCTGATACCGACGCAGTGGCTGTAGTGACCTGTGCTTTCTTATAGTTAGTCTCGTAGTCAAAAGCCCATGACAGGTCAATCGTAGTTGCTGATGAGCCTACCACTGTGATACCAATCTTCTTCAGTACCTTAGTTATGGAAGGTGAGCCGAAGTCAATATAAGGAGAATAATAAGAAAAGATGTATGATGAGCTATTGTCTGAATATCCACCATACTCCGCTACTCCATTAAGTTTACCTAATAACAATCTATTATCAACAGTAACGGCTGCAGACCTAGGAGATATAGTGTCCCAAACAGTAGCCCTGCTTGATCCATCCTGTAAGAATTGACGTAGATCAAAGCAGAATGTAAAAGTACTAGTAGGTAAAATCAATAGGTAAAAAGCACCTTGTTCAAAATAAGCACTACGTACCTTAGCAAGATCCTCACTGTCAATATAGTCCAGTAACTGATCACGAACATTACGGCTAAAGTCACGGACAGGTGCAGACTTCTCTTGGATGGTACGCCCTAAACCACGCACACCGCTGTCTGAAAGGAACAGAATATCTGTACCAATGCTCTGAACGCTATCCCTAGCAATACACCCTACACCAGTAATAACATCAACCAGTGTTAGGTTATCAATATTGTCAGGGTTCTGATAAATAACAATGTTGTTCTTACAGAAAATAACTAAAAAGTTATTATGCTCAGCCATTGCTACGATACTGTCTTTTCCTGGTACTACCTGTTCTAGGTTAATAAATCCTGAACCAATACCAGCAAAGTCCGTAGTATCCAGAAGAGCTGAGTAGTGAATAGTTAGCTCATCTACGCCTGTATTAGCAAGCCACAGACGACCATAAGCAGACAGTGCACAGCTAGGCTTAAAGGTAGAAGCACTGTAACCAGCAGGGACAGATCCTATATCAGCAAGTCTCTGGAACCCAAAAGATCCAGTATGTGCATGAGCCGTTGCTCCTAGCTTATGGTATACCAGAGGAGCATATCCGTCTTGTACCAAGTAAGCATGGGCAGATCTATTTAGTCCACTCTCAAACTCAGCCTGTACGATCTGCCAGTTATTAGCAGCAATAGTATATGTAAGATCTCCTGTGTCTGTACTGTTACGTACAGTCTTCTCAGTTAGCGTAGTCTCACCAGTAAATAGTTTATTGTTACCAGCACTAATCAGAGTGTATGTTCCGTCACCATTACTAAACTGAAACATAGCCTCTAGGTTAGAGCTAGTACCACCAGAGGTAGTCTTATATGACCAGCCCTTCCTAGCACCAATACGACCATAACGGTCAATAACAGCGTTATAAGCCTGCGTAGCGAACGCAGTCTCCATAGACACACCAGAGTCTTGAGTGTTTAACCCAAAGAATCCTGGTGCTGTTATAGCAGTTGCTTGAAGTGGTTTATTTCCGTATGCCATTATCGAGGATACCAGAGAGTGTCTTCAGGTCTACGACCAGCTTCAATAGAGATATGATCTGCTAGTGATTGCTTTGCTACTGCATACTGACTAGATACATTGACACCACCATCTTCTCCACGCTCCTCAATAGCCTTAGCCCATGCCAGTGCTACTACTGGATTCTTAGGAACAAGAATAGTATCAGTGTTATTAACAAGCTCAGCAGAAGGAGCATAGCCATAGAAACGAATAGTGTAGGCAGCATCTGGGATAGGATATACGTCTACTTGAATATCTCCGTTCACGTCTACGCCATTAACAGCATAGTACGTAGGAGAACCTTGGACAGGCTGTGGATTCAACAGGATGTTCTCTGTCATAAACGAAGCAGGACGTTCTACCAAGAAGTTATCATTTGTGTCGTTGATAGCATCATAGATCCTGAAACGCATTCCAGCACCAGTCAGTGTATAGCTGACAGTAGCTGCAACAGTAGTAGCAGAGATTGTGGTCTTAAGTGCTTCCCAGTCCCAAGCATCTTCTACTTCACGTTTAGCATCATTGACAAGACTACCGACCAGAGAGCTATAGTCAGTCTCAGACACAGAAGACACAGGAGACTCACGGAGCCTCACTAGTACATCATTAACTAATTGTAAGTATGTGGTAGCCATTTAGCAGTCCCATTTACGTAGTGCTAAAGCCTTCCGTGTTGGACGGCCTTTCTCATCCTTCATTGGTCCAGGAACACCAGACATACGAGCACAGAAAGACTTACGACGTGCTGCTGATTTAGGCGACTTAGCTGCCTGTTTAGCAGACACTGGAGGCTTTAGATTAGAGCCTTCCTTGTTCTTAAAGTACTTACGGCCTTTCTCATTAAGACCGCCTTCTGGGTTCTGATAGACCTTCTTAACCATATTTTTTCTTCTTTGCTGTCTTAGCAGATTCCTTAAAAGCCTTAGCAGTAGGTGCTCCTTTAGAGCCTACCTTACGCATCTTCTCACCAGAGCCTGCTTCGATACGCTTACGCTTAGCGTTGATATTGGCGTAGAGTCCTTGTTTCATCGTCCACGTCCTGCCATCTTCTTCATCATAGGTTTCTTCATACCAGCCTTATTAAGAGCAATAGCCACAGCCTGCTTCTGAGGATAGCCTTCCTTCTTCATCTTACGGATGTTGCCGCTAACTGCTTTCTTGGACTTACCTTCCATCATAGGCATGGTTTACTCCTTAGTTTTGGTGGAAACTTACTGATGTATTCTGAATCAGTTCTACTGTGGCTACATAGGTCACAGTATTAGTACTACTATTCTTAACCCTAATCTGGTCATTCTCTTCCATCACCACTACTGCATCAGACAGAAGGACAAAATCACCAGCTCCTAAGTTTTTAGCGCCTAAGATCTGGTACTCTACGTTCTGAGAAGAATCGTACCAGTACACAGCAGGGGTATCATTACCTGTTAATGAGATAACGTACATAAGTTCCCACTGTGCACGATTACGAGTAGGAACAGTATACAAGGTAATCTTGTCAGTAACAGTTCTAGTTATTGCAGCAGTTACTTTACGACTCATGTTATCCCTTTATTATACCACAGTTTCTAAGAAAATACAAGTACTTTTTAATCTTTTTTATTCTTGCCTAACCATCCTTGCACCGTGGACGTCTCGTATATCCTAAACCCTGTCCAGACGATCGTAAACAGGGCTGCAACGGCTGGTAGGATCTCGGCTAGAGTACCTACTACAGTAATCACTGAGAGGCCGTCAGCGGCTGTTTTAAGGCCCTCTGTAGCGTGTTGTGATGCCATGATTAACTCCAGGACTGATTAGTAACTACGGCGATCAGTTCCTCCACCGTGGTACAAGCCTTGATGTCAGCCTCTAGTTTATCGCTATAAGCACGAATAGCGGCACGTTTAGCCAGAGTATCTGCGTCTACTGCCTTGATGCCTTCAGCGGCACGAGTAACCTTCCAGTCAGACTGAGCCAGCAATGAGCCAGCCGTAGCCTTTACTTGAGCGATCCACTCAGACTTTAGGCCCTTGGTGACTACCTGTTCCGTAGTGTCAACCATCTGCTCTGTGGCAGGATCGTAGACTTGGACAAACAGAGGTGAACCATCTTCCTTGACTTCAGGACGGTCGTTCAGGATCTTGGGGTTACCTACGCCCCAGTAGAAACGCTGATCGTAAGCCTCTGGGTCTGCTACTTCTACGATGCCTAGTTCAGCACGAAGCGCAGGGTCACGCAGGTGCGGGTACTTTACACCGTTGATGGTGATTTCGTTATCGATTGAGATTGGTGAACCGTTTAGTTGAAACATGATTGCTCCTATCGTGCAAGGCTAAATTTTGTTGGCACTTCAGCAAAGGCCATATATATGTAAGACGTTCCGCTTTCGTTCCATGCTCCGTCAGTA